TGAACTTGAAGCATTTACCTATGTATTCGATCCAAAGACGAGGAATGTAAAGTATTCAGCTCCGGAAGGCATCCACGATGATACAGTAATGAGCATGGCTTTGTATAATCAGGCCAGAAAGAATCTTCCTTCAAAGGGTAGATATTTTGCAGTTTAATTATTATCTTTAAAATAAGAGAAAATTAAAGAAAAATAAGTAATAAAGAATAATACTAAATCGATTTAGTAATGAATTACAGACTACCAAAGACATCAAATGACCTTCGTATAAGGCATTTTAAACATATGACCTCAGTTGAGCTGGATAAATTGGATTCAATTATTGAGAGGGCTGACTTAGTCGCTGACTTCATAGGCATATCCAGGAAGAAAGCATATACTATTGATGCGATGGATATTCAAAAGATGTGCAATCACATTATTGGGTTGTATGCTGACATCCATGTCGGCAATCCTCCAAAAGAGATCACTTTGAAAGGGAAGGTTTATGAGATAGTGAATCCTGAGAAGGTTGGAGTAGGTTGGCATGCTGACTTTTCAAAGATGGACATAGACAGAGATCCGGTACAGTTGGCTTGTATGTTCTACTTTCCAAAGGGTTCAATCTATGGTGATGTCGATGAGAATGATAATCTACTGAATCCAATAAAGGATCGGTACAATGACTTCGCTGATCACATGGAATTGAAGGTATTTTTAGAGGCGTGTGCTTTTTTTTTGCGAAAAGCAGAACAATCAATGAGGCTATCCATGGCAAAAAAGATGACGACAGAAAAAGTAATAAAGATATTAAGCCGAATCGGTATCAATGGGAAGAGGTCTTCGATCTCATCGCAAAGGAATATTATGGAGGAGACTGGAATAAAGCAATGAAGATGAACATCTATGCATTCAATCATAGATTAAAGTTTATTACACATAAGACACAAAAGGAACTCCAACAAATAAAGAAGAGGAAGTGAGGTATTATGTCATTTTATGCGGTGAAGATATGGTCAATCTGGCTAGAATAGTCATGGGATCATTAACGGCAACGAATGACAGCTATGTAATCTATGAAGCAGAGGAGGATAAAATCCTGACTGTGGAAGAGATTAACCTCGATGAATTTATTAATCACTGTGTTATTGCACAGAATCAATATTCAGATAATTGACAACAGCTGAGATTGAAGCAAAGTTAAAAGGGCTGGGATCAGCAAAGGAGATTCTGAAGGGTAATCCTTCCTCTCCGTTGGCGGTACTCCTTCAGGAACTGATCCAGGATGTCACAGATCAGCTAGTCGCTAAGGTTCATCAATATGATGCTGTTGCTAGTGGTAATTTAGTTCAGAATATCAGGCCGACATCAAAGGCGACTCTCGAAGGTGAAGTCTTATCCGTATCTATAACGGCTCCCTTTTATTGGAAGTTCGTTAACTACGGAGTGAACGGAACCGAAGTGAACAGGGGTGCGCCTAATTGGGGGCAACAGCAGAATGATCGGAGCTTTCACTCTTCAATTATGGACTGGACCAGAAACAGAGGGATCAGTCTCCCGGAGCAGTTCGATTCATATGATCAGTTTGCGTGGGCTATTATGGGAAGCATCAAAAAGAAAGGTATTGAGAAGAGACCATTCTTTACAGATGTAGTGAATGAATCTCTTTATGATGCACTTTCAGAACCGATCAGCACTCTAATAGGTAAAGCAATAAAGATTAATATTATAGAACCGTGGCAGTAATAATATCAGATAGCCCATCAGATTGGAGTCCTTCGGATAATCCTCTTTGGTATAGATTTTCATCGGATCAAACAGCACAAGCAAACTTCAGTTTCATTGTGCAGACTTACTTCAATGGAGTAATCGTAGCGGAGGATAGAGTATTTCCGGAGGTTGGTTCCTATGCTCACATTGATATCAGTCAAACAGTAAAAAATTTGCTATCTGTACCAGTGATTACAAATGCTATTTGGCAGGATGCTGGGATCAGTGGAAAGATAAAGATAAAGGTGACTGAGAGCTATGGATCACCGGCAACTAATCACGCTAATGCGACAAGCTCAGAAACAAATATTTTCAAAGCTTGTTTGTCTGATAGGGATTGGAAGAGCTGGAATGCATCAGATTATAAAGTAGTAGATTCAGGTAATTTCATGACATATCGATCTCCTTCTATTGATGGCAAAGTATACAAGGTAATAGAAGATGATTTTTATTTGAACATCATTCAAGATGGTTCATATCAGCTGACTGTTGAGATACATGGTCCTTCAGGACTTATTGACAGTTATACAGATACTCAAGATTATGAGATAGCTCAGATCAATATAAACAATTATACATTACAGAATGATTGCGGATTTTCACCGTTTGATCTTGCCCTTTCAAATAGAGTGATAGTATCAATTAATTCATCTGAACAATATGTAATATGGAAGTATACTGAAGATTGCAATCCTGCATATACTTTAGAATGGATCAATGAGCTGGGGGCGTGGGATAGTTTTATATTTGCTCATAACTTAGAAAAGTCTTTTGATGTAACAGAGAGATCCTATTCAAGGAAGTTCGGAGGATGGAACGGAACATTGTATCAATATGATTTGAATGATGCTGGGACTGTCAGAGTTGGCACTCAGCAGACTGACAAGATGACTATATATACTGACTGGATAACTGAACAAGAGCAGCATTATTTATTAACTCTTTACAAAGCACCTCGATTCTATCTATTTGATGGAGGAACTGAGATTCCTGTCAGAGTTACAAATACTCAGGGCAAATACCAATATTCACGATGGGAGGAATTGATATCTGAAACTGTTGATGTTGAGCTAGTAAATAATCATAATGGAATAAGTCTATGACAGATGAATTAATTGTCGAAGGATATTCACTCGATCTGTTCAATAATATCCCTGTTCCGATTTCTTTCAGCATTGCTGACATCAAGGATCCTACAAAGAGAAAGCAATCATTCTCAAAACAGGTCGATCTCCCAGATACGATGAATAATAATGCATTCTTTCAGGGTGCATTCTCAATGACATCTACCTCATCCGGTGTGAACTTCGATGCAACAGCAAAGGCATCTGTTAAATTATTGAAGAGAGGAGTAAAGGTCCTTGATGGAATTATGAAGCTCAATGAGATCAATGCCATTAATGGAGTGATCAAGTACAATGTTACAATATTGAGTGATAATGCTGATGTATTTCAGTTGCTTTCACAGATCAGTATTAATGAATTCGACTGGAGTGATTATACGCATACACTGACAAGGACCAATATTAAAAATTCATGGACAGCGACAACAGGATCAGGATATTATTATCCATTGATTGAAAGGGGGCTAGGAAGGCCGGGCAACTTGATATTCAGAACTATTGATTTTGTGCCTTATGTTTATCTGAGGGAATGTCTATTGAAGTGCTTTGAATACATCGGCATCGAGTGGGATAGTTCATTCCTTGATACATCACTGTTCAAGAGTATTCTGATCGGATATGGAGGAGGAGATATTAAGAATATAAGCCCTGCATTTTTGAATCAGGTATTGATAAATTTAGATTCAGGAGATTATAATTACAGCTATCCGATGAATTCATTTCTCGGACAACCTCAAGGAACGAATATCACAATATCTGGAATATCGGGAGGACTGACAGTGAATCCATTTGATAACAATAATTTCACTTATTCGATGACTCAGGATATACTTAGTCAGTTTGATAATGGTGAAATAACTATACAGAAGTCAGGAACGTATCAAATGACTGTCAATGTAGCTCTTGACTACGTTGTCAACTACGGAACAATGACATTTGAAAAAATCACGAATCCAGAGTTAAGAGTTTACAAGAATGGGGTATTTTGGCAGAGAATCAAAACAACTTCTACTTATAGCACTGCTGATAATGGTACTTGGAACCTGACTGAAGGAACGACATTTAACTTCAATGCTCAGACAGGTGATATCATTAGCTTCAAATTATTAATATTTTCAGCTGACTTTGATATTACAGGCACAACAGTTCAGCCAGTTACGGTAGACCTTACAACAAATACACCTATAACGATTGATATGAACTGTATCAATACAACGATATCGGATGGAGGTACAGTTGATCTGTCGGTATTCGTTCCGGTTATTAGGGCTGATGAGTTTTTGCTGTCTGTAATCAGACAGTTTAATCTTTATGTAGGTGAGATTGATCAGGATAATGTAGTGAAGGTTGAGCCGTTAATGAGTTATTATTTACCGACTTCACAATTTACAGATATCACAAAGCTAGTAGATCATAGCAAGCCAATCAAAATGGTGCCTATTGCGAATGATTATGAGAAGATGCTTACTTGGAAGTTCAAAGAGATCAAAGACTATGACGCAGAAAGGTATATGGCTAAATGGGCTGAGAACTATGGAGATTATACTTTTCAGCAGGGAAGTTATTATTCAAAAGGTGAAAAGAAAACGGAGGTATCATGGGGAACAATTGTGCCTTATGAGATTGCTAATGGAATATTGATCCCTCGATTCATTCAGAATGACAACGGAGTAATCAAGCCACAAGCAGGACCTCCTCGAATAATGATAAGAAACGGATCAAAGACAGGAACCATTACTCTCAGAGATACGGATACAACAGCATCAGAAACAGTGACCTCTTATCCTTGTGTTCATCACTTTGATAATTGGGAGGTTCCTAAGTTTGACCTTTCATTCAAGTTAGTTAATGAGGTATTCTATACGGCATCAGTTGTTACAACGGTGAACTGTTAC